TCTCTTTATTATTTCTTAGAGTAACAAAAATATCCCCAGATTTTAAAATTGTATCATCAGTAGCAAACTCTGTATTATATACTGAATCATCCCAAGATATATCTAAATAAGGGGGGTATATGGTGTGGGTATCAAGGGAAAAGAAATTTAAAGCACCATCTTCAATATCATTAAATTCTTGAGAAGAACTTCTCTTTAAAATAAACCCATTATTATCTACCCCATCAGGATAAGTAGCTGATAAGTAACTACCGCTATAATGCTTTATAATGGGTAAAGTTACATCAAAGGATAAATCCAATACATCGCCATACCCATAAGTTTTATTAACTTCAAATCCGCTACCGGTATACCAAGATCCTCCTCCAGCGGCTGATGCAGACCAGCTTCCTGTAATTCCTGTACCATAACTAGATATATCCCAGGTACCTCCATCGTCCGTGCTAATTGGGTGATCCCAGGAAACCCCATCAGAAGAAACAGGAATATTATTATACCTTCCAGTTCCATTATTCCAGCTTTCAGCTAATGGATATAATTCTAAATGTTGATCTAGAGCCAAATTAACATGTTCAGTCTGCCATAAATGTAAGCTAGCTGAAAAGTCTCCTGTAACTTTGTTATTAATTACATTATTAACTTCATTATTATTGAATTGGATTAATATCCTTGAAGGATATTTTCTACCCAAATAATCTTCATCTGTAATTGTTAGTATTTCATCTAAACTTGAATTTAGTATAGATCTTTGAGGATGTGAATATATTGTAGCATCCTTTTCAGGAAATAAGAAATAATGTGCCATTATTATATAGTTTTAACTCTTCCTTTTATGTCTCGGGTAGGGTATTTTAGCTCAAAAATTGAGGGATCTTGGGAGGGATATATAACCCCATCTTTAGTAGCTAGTTCTATATCGTATTTGTATTTAGAGTACCCATTAGATTCTCCTACTTTATTAACAATATTAATAGAATTTACATTTTGAACGCCATCTATATTATATAATAACCCATTTATATCGCCTAATATTATAGGCTGATTGATTTGCCACCGGGTTACGTTAAAAAATCTTTGTAATGCGTTATTACACGCTAATAATACAGATTCATTACTAAAGTTTGGATTTACTGTGATATCAAATTCAATACCAATATTAATAACATACGCGTCTTTGATATTGATAGAATCTGTCATTAAGCGATATTGGTCAAGATAAGTTGCTAAGTTAGTTTTAGTGGCTAAACTTAAAGTGGTCAATTTTTGGTTAATATCATATCCTAAAGTATATAAATTTAAAGCATTAGGATTAGCAATACGTTTATTAGTTTCTAAAGATATTTGATTGTCTTGTATAATATAAGCTTTAGCTACTTTACCAAATTGGTTAGGCATAGCTAAAGTTCTAAAAATATAATCTTCTTTAGTAACAGTTCGCTGTTGAGAATTAAAGTTAGCAACTGCATTCAAACGAATATCAGTAGCAGTATCTCCAGGACCACCTCCTAAAGCGGGTTGAGGGTTATTACATCTTACAGAACTAATAACCTCATTATATTGACCACTATTTAATCCTGGCGCGGTAGGTGATGTAAGCAAAGTACCTACCCTATTAATAGAATTAGCAGGAAAATTAGAATTAACTCCTCCTCCTACTAAATATGTAACTGTAAGGGTAGTATCTGAGGGTACTTCTCCATAAGCCTTCGAATATAAAAAGTTAGAAGGGTCAAATGAAAAATCTAGTAATGTTCTACCATCACGTATCCCTAAACCTACATTATTAGGATCTGGCAAAATATCTTCATCATCCCCACTAGATATACCTGAACCAAATTGTATTAATAAAGATCTATCGGATTTAAATCTTGTTATAAACCTTTTTGGGACTTTTTTAGTTTTTAGTAAATATGGGGTTTGTGAATTATATTGGTTAAGGGTGGGATCATTAGCTCCTGTATTTGGGACTTCTTCAAAGATAGTTTCTTGGGCTAAATAGGGAACTTCATTCCATAAATTACCGTCTGAATCTATTATAGATTGGATTCCAATTATATTAGAATCTTCTAATGTTAGAGTTTTAAACTTCTCCGCCGCCCCTATACTATAAGTTTTTGTTTTTATTGTAGCACTTATAGCTTTAACTTGTTTCTTTAAAAGATATGAATCAGGTTTGTTATTGACAACTGTCAACACAGTTACTTCTGTAGGGTCAAAAGACGAACTGAATCCAAAATTTACAGCATCTTGTGTTAAAAAACTTATCCCACTGTTGTTATTAGGTAAAAAGACTGAATTTTTTCCTATTTTTAGTGCATAATCCCAATCGGGTTCGTAAGAAGCATTAACTGGTAGTTCTTGATATATATCTAAAATTACACTAGATGGATTTGTTACTACGGGTCTATATCCTAAGTTATAAGCTAAGGCAAATAAATTTTCTCTTTCTTGGGCATATTGTAAAAATACTTCTTGAATCTGAGCATCTGTATAGAAAGATAATACATCTCCTACATAAGAAGCCATTTCTATAAACATAGTACCAGGACTAGCTTCTGAAAAATCTGTATATGTGTCTGGGAAGTATACCTCCGCCAGATTTAATAATGACTTTTTAAAGTCATCAAAATCCCTATTTAAATAATTAATAGTCTTTGAGCTATTGCTTGTTCTAGAATATGCCATTATAATTGGTTTTCAAAATTAGTATTAGTAAAACTTAAAGTAATGCTATCATTCTCAGAATTAGATAATACTCTATAATTTATGGTTAAATATAAAATTTGATTACTATCCTTAATTTTTATATTAATTACTTCTATCTCGGGAATATATCTACTTACTTGGTTATTTATAGTAGATTTTAAATTCTCAGAAGTTTCCTCAGTAATTTGTTCAAATAAGAATTGTTTTAGACCTACCCCAAAAAAAGGTAAATTAAGCCTTTCTCCGGGCACCGTAAGAAGTAAATTAGTTAATTTACTTTTAGCATGATCTTTAGTAGTATATTCATTAACAAATACTTGACGTTTACCAAAAGGTAAACGAACCCCTACTACTTGTTTTTCACTAATATCAACTGGGTTGATTTTAATATTATTTCTAAGAATTATGGCCATTAGGGTCTATAATTTTTCTTTCCATCTATAGCACCCATTATCTGACTATAATCTTTATTTATAAACTGATTAATAGGATCATTAGCATCAAAAATTTCTTCAGGTGTAGGAGCCATAGCTGTTTCCGCTAATAATGAATTTAAAGTATTATTTCCTGTGGAGAAATTAGGTACGGGCATTTTACTTTTTAATTCATTCCTAAATTTAGTTAACTCACTATTATTAGATTCAGTTACGGGTTTTTGGGTGGAAGGGTTAGAAATTAGTTCTTCTTTTAAAACACTAAACTCACGTTTGATAGCTCTATTAACTTCTTCACGTATAACTTTTCTAATTAGCTTTTCAAATGTAGTCACTTTCATATCGTTGGTTTTTTAATAAATATTAATTAATTTGTTCTTTAGTAAATTCATACCCAACATTTACACCATTATTAGAATATATTTTAATTATATCCCTAAAAGAAACATTTTGTTCACTAATTATAGTTTCATAGTGTTCTTCTATAAAATTTTCTATAGTAGTGTTATTATTGGATAATAATTCATTTATCTCAGGGAATGAGATAAGCAATAAGAATTGTTTGTATAAATTATCAATTTGGGTTTTTAATTGGTAAAGTTTATTTAAAGTATTTTCTATAACTTCTAATCCCCTATCTAAGGGCCCCATTATAGAAGTAATTTCAGATTGAAAATAAATAAAACTAGAAGATATACTACTAATAGCGTCTATTGCTTTGGTAACCTTCTCTTTTAAATTATCAATTTTATCAAAACTTAATTTTAAAGTTTTGCCATTAATTCCTGTAGTAGGGTTCTGTGCCGCTAAGACATTATCAGACACTCTAATTATCCCCCTTATTATAGGGATTATACCATTAATGACAGTTGTTACTTCGTTTAGTTTTTGAAAATTGGACAAAATGGTATTTAATTTAGACTTAATGGACTCTAATTCTGCTTTTTTCCCTTCAAAAATTGATATAGGTACATTGATTAGAGTTATAAATCTATTATAAATATCTTCTGCCTTTTGTATATCATCATAATTTTCTATATTAATAGACTGTAGTTGGTTTATAAAGTCCTGTGTGTTAGGGATTTTGGGAGTTTTATTACTTGCATTTTTTCTTGCAAATTCTATAACTT